TAAACTATTAACAGACGTTGGTTTAAAAGCTGAAGATCTTGTTGGATTTAAACCAAATAGTGAATATGAGTTTATTATAGATAATAAAAGATTATATAGAGTATTATCTAAATTTATTACAATTAAATATGAATATCAAGGAGAAGAAAAAGAATATAATCCAAGCTGGGTATAAAGCTGTAGAAGAATTAGTAAAAGTAGCTAAAGAGCCTATAGTTGACAGCGATGATGATATATCTGCGGATAGATTGAAAAATGCAGCTGCTACTAAGAAGTTAGCTATATTTGATGCTTTTGAGATATTAACTCGTATACAAGAAGAAGAAGCAATTTTAAATAATAAACCTTTACAAGAAAAAGAAACTACATTTAAAGGTTTTGCAGAGAGAAGATCAAAGTAATGAAATTTTTATGTTCTAGCTGTGGCGCTTGTTGTAGGTCTGCAGGAAAAATGAATGGTGCTAAATATGGATTACCTATAAAAAAAGATGGTAGTTGCGCTAATTTAATAGGCAATTTATGCTCTATTTATAATAAAAGACCTGATATATGTAGAGTTGATAAATTACACAATAAAAGTATTCTACAAACTAAAAAAGACTATTTTAAACAAATAACTAAAATATGTCACGAATTGATAGATGAACAGGGATTAGATGAAAGTTATAAAATAGATATTAAAGAATATAATTAAATTATGTATCAACAAACCTTATATAAAATAGTAGAACCAATTAAAATTAATACCATTAAAAGATTGAATAAATCTAAAAAATGGAAATATGGATATAATAAAGAACATGATGTTGTTGTTATTTCTAAAACAGGTCAAATTGGTGATATATATGAAATACAAAATTTAAAGATAGCTTTACCAAAAACACCAAAGAATAGTTATAAATTTGATAGTAACAAATGGGAGGTAACACCATATCCAAAAGAATTAAATAGAATAAAGACTATATTTGATTGGAAAGAATATCCAAATGATTTTAAAAATCAATATATAGATTATATAGAAGAAGAATTTAAAAGAAGAGAAGAGGGGTTTTGGTATTATAACAAAGATGTTCCAACATATATAACAGGTACACATTATATGTATTTGCAATGGAGCAAGATTGATGTTGGTCACCCTGACTTTAGAGAAGCTAATAGATTATTCTATTTATTTTGGGAAGCTTGTAAAGCTGATAATAGATGTTACGGTATGTGTTATCTTAAAAATAGACGATCTGGTTTTTCGTTTATGGCTTCTGGAGAATTAGTTAACATGGCTACTATATCAAGTGATTCAAGATTTGGTATATTATCTAAAACTGGTCCAGATGCTAAAAAGATGTTTACTGATAAAGTGGTGCCTATATCAGTTAATTATCCTTTCTTCTTTAAACCAATACAGGACGGTATGGATCGACCTAAAACAGAACTAGCGTATAGAGTACCAGCTAGTAAATTAACTAGAAGAAATATACAAAGTACTGAAAAAGTAGAAGAATTACAAGGATTAGATACTACAATTGATTGGAAAAATACTGGAGATAATAGTTATGATGGAGAAAAATTAAAACTATTAGCACATGATGAAAGTGGGAAATGGGAAAAACCTAATAATATATTAAATAATTGGAGAGTTACAAAAACCACATTACGATTAGGTAGTAGGATTATTGGTAAGTGCATGATGGGTTCAACATCAAACGCTTTAGATAAAGGAGGAGATAACTTTAAAAAACTTTATAATGCTTCAGATGTTACAAAAAGAAACCGCAATGGACAGACTAGCTCAGGATTATATTCTCTGTTCATACCTATGGAATGGAACTACGAGGGATTCATTGATTCTTATGGATTACCTGTATTCGATACACCAGAAACAGAAACTAAAGGACCACATGGTGATTATATAGATATAGGTATTATTGAGCACTGGCAAAATGAAGCTGATGGTTTAAAAAACGATGGTGATGCTTTAAATGAATTTTACCGACAGTTTCCAAGAAACGAAGAGCATGCTTTTAGAGATGAAACTAAAAACAGTATATTTAATTTAGCAAAAATATACGAGCAAATAGATTACAACGAAGAAATAGGTAGTGATCATATAACAAGAGGAAACTTTCAATGGATTAATGGGATAAAAGATTCAAAAGTAATGTTTTATCCAGATCCAAAAGGTAGATTTAAAATATCATGGACACCTCAAGTTCATTTGCAAAATAACATAGTTATTAAAAATGGAAGAAAATATCCAGGTAATGAACACATGGGTTCTTTTGGTTGTGATAGTTATGATATATCAGGAACAGTAGATGGACAAGGATCAAAAGGATCTTTACATGGCTTAACAAAGTTTTCCATGGAAGATTGTCCACCTAATCAATTCTTTTTAGAATACATAGCTAGACCACAAACTGCTGAGATATTCTTTGAGGACGTTCTAATGGCATTAATTTTTTACGGGATGCCATTGCTTGCAGAAAATAATAAACCTCGTCTATTGTATTATTTAAGAAGACGTGGTTATAGAGGTTTTTCAATGAATAGACCTGATAAAGTTTGGAACAAACTATCTGTAACTGAAAAAGAAATAGGTGGTATACCAAACTCAAGTGAAGATGTTAAACAATCTCACGCCGCAGCTATTGAAATGTATATACAAGACAATGTTGGCATAAAAGGTGATAAAACTGGTAGTATGTATTTTAATGATACATTACAAGACTGGGCAAAGTTTGACATAAATAATAGAACAAAACACGATGCTTCAATTAGCTCTGGTTTAGCAATAATGGCTTGTAATAGACATTTATATAATCCAAATGCTAATTTAGAAAAAAAGAAACTAAACATAAAGATTTCAAAGTATCAAAACAAAGGTACTTTATCTAAAATAATAAAATAAAAATATGGCCGAATCAATAACAAAAGATTATTTCCCAAGTCAAGTCGCTAGTGACCTTGAAAAGGTAAGTCAAGAATATGGCTTAAAGGTTGCTAAAGCTATTGAAAACGAATGGTTCGTTAAAGATGGTGCAAATTATAGATTCGCTGTTAATCAAGATAATTTCCATAAGCTAAGACTATATGCAAGAGGTGAACAGTCTGTACAAAAATATAAAGATGAATTATCTATCAATGGTGATTTATCTTATCTTAATTTAGATTGGAAACCAGTACCTATTATACCTAAGTTCGTTGATATAGTAGTTAATGGTATTGCAGAAAGAGTATATGATATAAAAGCATATTCTCAAGATCCATATGGTGTTGAGAAGAGAACTCAATACATGGAGAGTCTTATAATGGATATGGAGAATAGAGAGCTTAATAATAGAACTCAAGAATTATTTGGCATTAGTGTATTACAAAATCCTGAAGAACAAATACCTGAAAGTAAAGAAGAATTAGAATTACATATGCAGCTTAACTATAAACAAGCTGTTGAAATAGCTGAAGAACAAGCTTTATCTACTTTGTTTGAAGGTAATAAATATGAGTTAACTAGAAAAAGATTTTTCTACGATCTAACTGTTTTAGGAGTAGGAGCTGTTAAAAATACTTTTAGTACATCAGAAGGTGTTAAAATCGAGTATGTTGATCCTGCTAATTTAGTATGGTCATATACAGAAGATCCATATTTTGATGATATATATTATGTAGGTGAAGTAAAAACAGTACCTATAAATGAAGTTGTAAAACAGTTTCCAGATTTAACACAAGAAGATATAGATGAAATATCTGGTCAAAGTTTTAGAAAATCTGGACCAGAAATAACAAGTGGTAACGCAGATAAAAATCAAATTCAACTATTATACTTTAATTATAAAACATATTCTAAAGAAGTATATAAAGTAAAAGATACAGCTACAGGTGGTAGTAAGATAATAGTAAAAGATGAAAGTTTTAATCCTATACTAGACGCTGCAATAGAAGCTAGGTTTGGTAAATTAGAAAGACAAATAGAGGTTTTATATGAAGGTGTTTTAGTAATAGGTACTGAAAAATTATTAAAATGGGAGTTAGCTAAAAACATGATGAGACCTAAAAGTGATTACACTAAGGTACAAATGAATTATGCTATAGTTGCTCCAAGAATGTATCAGGGAAAAATTGAATCTTTAGTTGGTAGAATTACTGGTTTTGCTGACATGATTCAATTAACTCATTTGAAATTACAACAAGTTTTAGCAAGAATGGTGCCTGATGGTGTTTTTATGGATGCTGATGGTTTAGCAGAAGTTGATCTTGGTAATGGAACTAATTA